GCCGTTACGCTGGACAAGCGGCGGTCGAGCCGGTATCGGCCCTCCACCGACGCGGGACCGCGATGTTTTCGTGAGTGCTCCATCGTCGGTCGGCAAAGCGTGGGCGCATAGCTCAGTGGTAGAGCACTGTGTTCACACCGCAGGGGTCGCAGGTTCAAACCCTGCTGCGCCCACCACCCTTTGCCATTGATTATCCGGACATTTTTATTCCTCCCCGCTCAGGGGCCCCGTGGGCGACTCGGGTGCGAGCCGGGTGCAGCGCACCCGGCGCGAGGGCGTCGAGCTCGTCGAGGACACGCGCGAGGGCGTCCGTAACGGTCTGGAATTCCCCGATGGCGTAGACCTCGGTCTGGCTAGGCGGGCGATGCCCCATGAAGCCTTCCAGGTCCCACCGGGCGACTGCGCGATTGCGCAGGATCGTCGCCATGCTGTGCCGCAGGATGTACGATTTCCACTCCCGGCCGGTCGGGAGCTTGAGGTTGGTCAGCATCGTGTTCCAGGCCGTATCGACGTCCTGGATCGGTCGGCCGTAGTAGTTCACCAGCCAGCCGCGGCCGCGCTGCTCCTTTCGATCGAGCGCACGATAGCGATCGTGCTCGGCGGCAAGCCATTCGCCCAGGACCGGCAGGACGGGCACGACCGGCCGGAACTTCTTTGTCTGCATCCGACCATGCGGGTTCAGGTCCAGAGTCGGGGAGCCCGGCCACCATTGCATGCGCTCGTCCGAGACAGAGATGTCGACGACCGAGTCGGGGCGGGCGAGCGTACAGATCGAGGCGACGATGAACGCGTGGAGCGAGCCGCGCTTCTCGCCGGGCGTCGCCGCATAGTCGAGCATCTGGGCGATCGTGGCGATGTCGACGCGCGATCGCCGAGGTCGGGAGACCTGCTTGCGGGGCAGCGCCTTGAAGACCGGCGGTTTGTCCGATCGCGGCGGATCCGCCTTACAGGCGTGATTGAGAACTGCGGCAAGCTGGGTGACCGCCTCTTCGGTCGTCGCGGGCGCGCGGGGCTTGGAGGCGGTCACCTCGCCGGCCTTGTTGCGCCACTCAACCGGCTGAAGCCGCGACCAGGCGCGAAAGGCGGCGACGAACACATTGCCAGCCGCGGTCGCCGAGCTGGTGGCGGTGCCGAACCTTCCCTCCGCGCCGCGGGCGTCCTCCGATTTCAGGAAGTCGACGACGTGCTTCAGCCGCGCCTGGATGCTGTCGGCCGAGCGCTGGTGGTCGCCCCATTCGATCAGATAATCCGCAATCGCGTCCGTGAGGAGATACACGTCCGCCTGCGCGCGCGGCTGACCGCAGGCGAAACAGAAGGCCGGTGCCTCGCCGCGATCGGCGAGATACTGCAGATCGAGCTTCAGGATGGCGGCGTCCTCGTCCGCTGTACCCGTCGAAGTGCGTCGGACGTGTCGCGTGTCGGGGTCGTACCAGAAGATATGGAGGAACTTGGAAAGCTGGTTGCCCGCGGCATCGGTGTCGAAGTTGAGCCAGTATTTCCCCCGGCGATAGAGCGGCGTCTCGCGTCGCGGCATCGTGTCTGTTCCTTCAGGTAGTCGGCTGCGGCCTGGTTCAGCAGATCGAGCGCGCCGAGTGCGACAAAGAGATCGACATCGGCATCCTCGAGCCGGAGACCCTTGCCGAGTTCGGCGGCGCGGTTGAACTTGCGACCGAGCCGAAGGACGGTCGGGACGGTGTCAGCCATGGATTTCCTCCGGGTCGTAGCAGGTCATGCCGGCGCTCCTCCGCGGATCTGGTCAGCGAGGTGGATCAGGGCGTCGTCGTCGAACTCAGCCGCGTGGCCGGCGTGGATGACGAACCATTTGCCGTCGTTGTCGTAGGCCATGACATCGCGGGTCCAGAGGTCGTTGGCGGCTTGCCGGGCGCGCTGGTGCTGTGCCTTCAGCGCACGCAGGCGATCGCGCGCGGCCGCGGCCGCGCAGGCCTCTTCGAAGTTTCGCCGACGCGCCTCGTAAATCGTCTCGCCCGGGCGGGCGCCGGCGCGCAGCGCGGCATCGGCCATCGCCGCCTCGAACGCTTCCTCGAACCGGTGCCAGTCCGAGCCCCGCTGTGAGCCGGCATCAGAGGAACGGTTGCGTCCCGGGATGTCGAACGAGTCGAGATCCAGGCCGTACTTTTCACAGATCGCCACACCGCGGCTGATCGCGGCATCCCGCTCGGCCGGATGCCGGGTCTGTGAGCGCGCGAAGGCGAAGCATTGAGCCGCGATGTTGCGAGCGGCCACCGCGCGTCGATCGGCTGCCGTCATTTGGGTTCGCCCATGATGGCGGTGTGCAGGCGCAGCTTCTTGCCGGCCTCCTCGACGAGGCCGTTTGCGCGAAGGCGGCCGAGGTAGGTGCCGAAGGTCCCGCCGTCGACAGCCATGCCGAGATCCGCGGCAAGGCCGGCGCGGGTGACATCGTGCGGCCAGCGCTTGATCAGGACATCGACCATGCGGCGGACGCCGGGGATACGCTGTCCCCAATAGCGTGCACGCTCGGTGCCGATCGGCGGCATCGGGGCGATCGCGGCGCCGATCGCCGCGACGCCGGCGGGCGTCGCGTACCATAGAGGCCCTGCGGGCTCGACTAGGCCGGCGGCCTTCAGGGCGCTGCGGTAGGTCGACCAGGTGCCGCCCGTCTGGGTCAGCCCTGCGAGGGTCGCCCATTGCTTTTCGGTGAGACCCGCGGGAAAGGCGTCAACCAGGGCGACCAGCGCGCGACGGCCGCGGATCTCCTGGGGGACCGCGGCGGGTGGCTCCGTGCTGCGTCCAGCACCACCCGCCGCGGCTTCGGGAACCCCTCCCGAAGCTCTCGTCTCACGCGCCGAAGGGAAGGGGACGCGCTCCACTGGCCCGCGGACTCTTTCGAGCAGGGCGTGCGCCTCACCGATGGCGGCGACGTAGCGGTCGCACTCGATATTGGAGCTGATCAGCTCGGCGCGGAGGGCGGCGTTCTCGGCCTCGAGTTCGGCGACGCGAGACGTCAGATCTGCATCGCCAGGATGCGAATCTGCATCCTCCGACTGCAGTTTTGTCGCCAGCGCATTGCGGATCGCCGACACGTCGATCTGACCGAGGAGCTTGGGCTCGATGCGCCGCTCGCCTGCTGCCGGCGTACGGCTGCTGTCGAAAGTCGCGATGGGCGCCGTGACGCCGCACTCTAGGATGCCCAGCGCTGGGCTGTAGATCCAGCGTTCGCCCACCGCGAGGCGCGGCAAGCTCTCGGCCACGCGCTTACGGGTCGCGGCATCACCGTTGTCCTTGACGTAGCGATCGATGGCGCGGCGATCGCGCGGGTCGAGCAGGTTGTGCGCGATGATCGTTCGGGACTGTGACAGGACCGTATGATCGATATCGGCGGGGCGCTGGGTGATAAGCGTGAGCACCAGGCCGGTCACGCGGCTGCGCTTCGCGAAGAAGCGAAGCACCTGGGTCAGGGCGAACGCCTCCGGATCGGGGGAAGGCTGCGGGCAGAAGAGATCGGCCTCGTCGATGTAGAGGTGAAAATTCTCGCGTGGCCGGTTGCGGAGGCGGCGAGCGAAGGCGTCGAGGAAGGCGCGCTGACTTTCGTCGTCGTAGAACTCCGACAGGTCGATGACGGCGGATATCCGCTGGTCAACGATGATGCCGGCGACGGTCGCTCCGTCGCCGACAGTGATCGGGATGTCGAAGCCGGGGCCATCTCCGGCAGCGTTGGAACGCAGGCCATACCAGACGCCGGTCGGATCGATGACGGCGAGGTGGCGCCGATCGGCGAGCAGCTGCTCGACCTCGGCTTTCGCGGTCACCGTCTTACCGCCGCCCGAGCTGCCGACGATCGCGTGGTGGGTGTCCAGGATGGCGGGGACCATCAGCCGAGGCCCAGCGCGGCTTTGTAGGTCTCGAGGAGCGCCTCCGCCTCGTCGCGCGCGTTCTTCTCCATCTTCCGGAGACGGACGATCGCCCGCATGGTCTTGGCGTCGTAGCCCTGCGATTTGGCCTCGAGGTAGACGTCCTTGACGTCGTCAGCGATGCCCTTCTTCTCTTCCTCAAGGCGCTCGATGCGTTCGATGAAAAGGCGCAGCTGGTCGGCTGCAACGTTGCCGTCGCTCATAGCTCGTCGTCCGTGTGAGGGGTGTCGTCGGCCGGGCGGTCCGGCAAGATGGCGATGATGCCGAGGACGGCGAGAGAGAAGACGAAGACCGCCGCCACGCCGCCCAGAAAGCCTGTCCAGAACGGCGTCATGCGGCCTCCCGATCGGCAGGCGCCGCGTGATCGAGCACGTTGGGGCGACCGAACTGCAGCGCCGGATGGACCCATTCGGCCGCGGCGCTGACGCCCTTCGCTTTCAGGCTGGGCGAGCGGCCGGTGAGAACCCTGAGCACCATGTCGGTGAGCTCGGCCGCCTTGGCTTTTCCCCAACCCTTGAAGGTGGGCGCGTCAACCATCGGCTGAACGGCCTCGAGCCGGCGCAAGCGCGGCAGCAGGTCGAGGAAGGCGGCGGTCGGATGCCAGAGCTTGCGGATGGCGGCCGGGTAGGAGCGGTTGGTCGCATTGGCGACGACGTCGTGAATGTCGAGGCGATAGCCATCGGCATTCATCGTCCTTTGGAGCGAGTAACCGGCCACGACCGCCGCCGCGAGGCGCTTGATCTCGCGCGGCGCGTGCTGGAAGTCGATGAAGGCGCCCCCGATATTGTCGGCAGTGATGAAGGTCTGGGCGCGCAAGGTGGCGAGAGCCTCGGTCCAGATCTGGTGGGCGCGCATCTCCTTCAGCTGCGGTTCGGCGATCGACGGATCGCCGTTGGCGTCCAAGCCGCCGACACCGCTTATCGTTCTGGCGCCAACGCGGCCGGCCCTGCTGTTGTAGCCGTCGAGAATGGCGCGGAGCTGCGACCAGACGAGATAATCGATACCGACATCTTCCGGCTCTGCCGCCTGCGAATCCTCGATCAGCATTGCGCGCATCAGCGCTCGACGCAGGCTGCGCGCGATCTCGACGCCGTCCTGAGATAGGCCGAGTTGGTCCTTGGCGATCGCGTTGGCGCGCTTCGTTTCCCCCGGGCTGGCCCTGTCGTCCATAGCCACGCCCGGCTGAAACTTGCCGGACGTTTCGGTTGTCGGAGCGGCCGCGCCATCGCCCAGCCTCTTCTGAGTACGGTTGGCGAACCAGTAACTGACCTCATACTGGCCGCCGTCGCGGACATGGATGGTGACGACGATGTCGCCGAGTTTCGGTAGGATGACGCGACGGCTCGCGTCGATCGCGTCCAGCTCGTCCTGCAGCGGATTGAGCTCGGCGTTGATCCGATCGATGTCGGCCTCGTGACCGGCCAGGATCACGTTGCCGTCGATGTGAGCCTTCGACTCCTCGAGCAGCTCGGTGATGCGCGCCTCGACCGCTTCGCGCCGCGCCTTGGCCTCGTTGGTCAGTCGGGCGCGGTTCGGAAAGACCTGCAGGATGTTATCGGTCGCAGGGTAGACGCCGCTGGTCTTCGGTGGGTCGGGCTGGAAGGTCACCGGCCGGCTGACCACCGCGGAGATCTCGGCCCGAATGCGCTCCATCTTCGCGTGGTGGACCTTGGCGAGGATCTCCGGGTCGGAAACGCGGCCGACATCGTCCGGCTGGAAGATATCGCGCTCGAAGCGGCCGCCGGCGGCCTCGTAGGCGGCGAGGCCGACGAAGGCGAGGATCTTGCCGTGGTCGCGGTCGGCGACGCCGAGCTTGGCGCGGATCGAATGGGGCTGGTGATTGTAGGCGGGCTGGCCGCGCAGGATCTTCCACACCGCGCGCTGCAGGTCGTGGTCTTCGGTCGCGGCGTAGGCTTGGGCCTGCTCGACGCTGATTTGGCCGCTGGCGAGAGCGGCGAAGATCTCGGGCGCGAGATTGCCGAGGCGGAGGACCTGGCGGACGTAGACGACGCGCTGGCCGAATCGCTCGGCGAGCTGCTCGACGGTGGCACCGTCCCGATTCGCCTTCGCGTAGGCGGCGTAGACCTCGTAGGGGCGGAGATCGCGGCGGAGGAGGTTCTCGGCGAGGGACGCCTCATGGATTTCGGCCGGCGTCATGTCGCGGACGACGACGTCGACCGGGTGATCCGCCGGGAGGGCGCCGCGCGCCTGCAGCTGCTGCAGGGCGTGCAGGCGGCGGCCGCCGGCAAGCACGCCAAACTGCCCGGTTTCAATCGGGTGGACGACGAGCGGCAACAGGAGACCGTGCGCGAGGATCGACGCCTCGAGCGACGCCGTTTCGTTGGCGTCCTCCGTATTTGTACGGACATTGAGCGGGGATACTTGCAAAAGTTGGAGCGGAACGGTGATAGAGGTCATCTCACGTCTCCGGCGTTGCCCTGGCAGGGGGTTGGCGCCGCGGGCGTGGCTCGACTTTGCGGCTGGATATCGCCCACGCCGGCGGCTGCTACCGCCGGCGCGTCGAGAACCGGGGGGCAGGCTGGCGACGCCGGGGGGCGCATCGTCAGCCTGCCGATCGGCGCCGGCCGGGATTTCCGGCGCGCGAACGGAATGTAATCAGGAAAGTCGATCAGCCAACGCCGGGCGATCCGGCGAGCGGTGGCGGGCTTGCGGCCGATCAGGACGCAGCTGTCGGCCAGAGTGCCACCGCGATCGGCGGTGCGGCGCAGGATCAGCGCCAGCCTGACCTGGTGGACGGTGCAGCCCGCCTCGGCCGCGATCATGCCGGCATCGCGATCAGACATGCACAGCCTCGGCGCGGTAGCCCGCGCAGGTGTTGATGGCCAACACGACCATCGCCGCGATCGCGCTGGCGTGTTCGTCCTCGATCTCGTTGTTGACGTCGACGACGAGCACCGTCTTGCCGTTGGCGTCCAAGAGGATGCCGGCCTCGGCGGCGATCGGGGAGGTGGCGACCGGAAGGGCGATGCCGAGCGCGCTGATCGTCTCGGCGAAGGAGATCTGCGGAGCGGCGGTCACGCGATCCACCAGTCCAGGACGACGTCGAACAGCTGCACGATCGGCCACGCGGCCAGCGCGGCGCCGGCGACGATGCCGGCGCCGACGGGCAGGCTTACCCAAAGGGCGCCGTCTTCGTCGCGGCGCCAAGCCGGGGTTTCGATGACGCGGCGCGCCAGGCCGGGCTGGGCGGGTTCGACGCGCCGGGGCTGGACGCGCGGTCGCGATCGGGTAGTGAGGTGGGCAGTGCGCGGCATGGGGGACCTCCCGTGGCGTGGACGAGGCCGGGCATGGGGCTGCAACCCCATGACCGGCCGATTGAATGAGCAGGCGAGCGCGTCAGGCATCGACGATCTTGCCCTCGCGGATCTCGACCCAAGCGGGGTGGCCGCTGGCCGTGAGCGCCATCAGACCGCCATCAGTGATGACGACGACGGCCTCGCCCTCGGCAGCACGGTCGGCGAAGGCGGTGCGCAGAAGCACGCCGTCGATCCGGGCGGGATCGGCCTCCGGTACCGCGACAACCGGCGCCTGGGGCGCGGCGTCGCGGTTGAGGAGGCGGACCTGGGCGCCGAAAGAGATATTGGCGCCGGCGATCGCGGCGATGGTGTGGCGCGCGCTCATGCCGCGTCACCGTGTGCCTGGCGCCACTTCGCCATATCCTCAGCAGTGTGGAGCGCGTCCTCGCCGTGGTACCAGTCAGGGGCGCGGACATAGGTGAGGGCGACGGTGTCAAGCACGCGCTCGAAGGCGACGGCAGCCGTTGCGGTCTCGCCGAGGCGCAACGATGCGTAGATGCCGACGAGGTCCCGGGCGAGCGGGTCGCTGGCGGCGAGGGTGAAGATCGGCTCGTCAGCCGCCGCTGCGGCATGGTTGTCGACTTTGCCGGGGTTGGTCTTGGTGCCCATCAGGCGACCACCCGGAGCGGCGGCCGGGCGCGCACCGGCGCCGGCGCGCCGCTGGTGACGGCGCAGGCGGTGCAGAGATCCGGCTGGGCCCAGGCGCAGGCCTCGCCGTCGGAGTGGACGCACGGGTCGGTCCAGCTGCAGGCGCAGTCGCGGCAGATCGGCGGCACGCCGGTGCCGGCGAGGAGCGCGGCGTAGATCTCGGGGACGAAGCGGATGGCGTGTCCGAGATTGTCGAGCAGTTCGGGCGGGCAGGGCAAATTCCCGCCCTCGACCAGATCGAGCACGAGCATGAGGTCAGTCGTGCCCGCGTCGCCGTCGGGCAGGCCGGTGATGACCTTTGCGACGTCGCGTATCGTCAGCCGCGCTGCCTCGCGGCGCTTGCGGAGATAGGCGCCGGCGGTGAGCTCGGCCGAGGCGTAAGCGTGCGTCATCGGTCCTCCTTTCGGGGCAAGCGTCGAGCCGTTCCGGCACGCGGGGGGCGGCCGGTCGGGCGGATCAGGTCTGGTCACAGGCGGCTGGCGTAGGGGCGGTGCCCCGGCGCGTCAGACCGCTACGCTGGCGGAGTCCTCGTCGTTGTTCGCGATCCGCGGCGTGACCGCCGGCACGCGCGGACGTTCGTCGTTGGCAGGGGTCGGCAGGCGCTGCCGGAGCGGCGCAGCCGGCAGGTTGAGGTCGGCGCGCGGGCACAGGCCCGGCGAGATCATGTGGACGACGACGAGCTGCGCCTTCCACGTCGCGCCGCATTCGTTGTCGAGGCAGACGAAATAGAGATCGTCGCAGGTTCGGGTGATCGGCGTCCGCGAACGGATGCGCGCCGGCTTCGAACAGTTCGGGCAGTGTTGCTTCAAGTAGTGCGTCTTAGGCTGACTCACGGTAGTTGCCCCCCCGGGCTCGACATCGCGTCGCCCGGCCCCGCGCCGAGCTTCGCGTATGCGACTTGCAGAGCGTCCATCGCTTCCTTGATCTCACGCATGGCGCGTTGACGATCGTAAGCGGTGGCGCCTGGTTGCGCGGCGATGATCGCCCAGCTGACCGCCTCGCCGGCCTCTTTCGAGGCGGCGCCGGCGGCGAGCTGGATCGCCATGTTGGTGCTGGTGATCGCTGCCTCGGCAAGGCTGAGGCGCAGGGCATGCGTTTCGTGGAGCGGTGCGCCATCGCCGCCAGCCTGCCGGTAGGCGATATCAAGCGCGATCGCCTCGTCGAAGTAGAGGCGGTTGGTGGTGCAGTCGGGATCGGCCTTCTTGCGCGCGGCCGATTCGCCGATGCCGAGGGCGGCCGCGGTGCCGTCCCAGCCGAGCACGCCGACGATCCGGTGGATCGCCTGTTCGGCGGAGCTGGGTGGGCGCGGCTTCACGCTGCCGCCCCGCGCAGAACGTCCCGACGGGCGAACGCGCCCGGCAATACGGCCGCCGGGGCCCGTCGGGTTTTCGCCGGCGCGATATGGGGGAGAGCCGGCGAAAATGGGAGAATTCGGTCCAAAACGGCGCGCCGATATGACGAGCGCGAGACGGCGCGCGCGGGTAGCGTGCGCGGCTGAATGCGATCAGCCATTGACCACCTCGCCGTCCTTCAGCCCGAGCTTGACGGCGATGTCGTGGGACCGACCGCGCGTGCAGCGCTTGCTGCCGGTCAGGATGGCGCGCACCAGCGGGTAGTCGGCAAGGTGGCCGTTCTGCTCGCACCACTCCTTGATGCCCATACCCATGGCATCCAGCTTCTTGCGAGCCGCAACGAGACGCGCCGGGTCGAGGCCACACCCGGCGGTGCGCTTTGTGACCGTTTGAATCTCGGCGACCGAATCAGTCATCCTGTGGCAGATGCTCAGTTGTGATACATTCGGACGCATCGATGCCCTCGTATTTGTGCAGAGTCAAGGGACCTGCACAACGATGAGTGCAGTCGGCGATCGGCTGAGGCTGGAGCGCGAGCGAAAGGGTCTCGACCAGGCCACCTTTGCCGCGCTTGGCGGGGTCACGCGCAATACGCAGGCGAACTATGAGAAGGGGGCCCGGGCCCCCGACACGGACTACTTGGCGAAGCTCGCCGAGCACAGCGTAGATGCTGGCTTCGTGTTGACCGGGGAGCGCAACGCCGGCGCACTCTCGCCATTCGAGTCTCAGCTTCTCGGCCTCGTCCGCGATCTGGGCGAACGCGATCGCGCGATGATCCTGGATCTGGCTTCGCGATTCGCGGGAGCGCGCGGCGCGCCCTCCCGGCGTGTGTCGCTCGACGAACCCCTGCGTCCGGAGGATCGGGCATGAGTTGGTCCCGCATGAACAGCCCACGTATCCAGTGGCTGGGGGTGCTCATCCTGATCGGCCTGATCGCCGGCATGTGTTCGGCACCGGAGGATGCAAGGAGTAGCGAAGCGGAAACAAGGACGGCAGCGCGGTGACCGCTCGACGTCGCCATTCTAGATCAATCGATGCGATGTGCCGAGCCTCGTCTACGGCATGGTTTTCAGGGGCACTTTGTAGGACCAGGGGATGCGCTTTCTCGTCATAGTTGCCGCTGCAGCGGGGTTGGTCGGTTGCTCGGTTGAGGAGGCTCCTCCAGCGAAAACCATCAAGTCGGCTGATCCGACGATCACGGATGTAGAGCTTGGAATGGGGCCCAACATCAACGTGCGCTTGAGCGTACCCGCCGAGCCACTCTCGCTTCGGCCGGGCGTGGTGGGTGGCGCTGTGAGGCAGATCGCCCGCGCTCTCCAATCAGGTGCACCCGGACGCGCAGCAGATACGAAGTGGCTCCAGGTGCAGGTGGATGTCCGCGGTTCAGACGGGAGAACGGACGACTTCGGCAACCTGAGATTTCCGGTCGACCAGCTGCTGGCGGTTGATTTCAAGCAGGTGTCGGCGGAGCAAGCTCTCAATCTTGCCGACACGGTGACGGCGGGGACCGGGCGCGCTTTCGAGGGTGCAGTCGCCTATTGCGCGGAAGAGGCCTTCCGCGCGGTCAGCCCCCGTTATTGCTCGCTTGTGGATGCCGAGGGTTGGGGAACACCAGGCACCTAATTGGATGATTTCTTATCCATTATGGATGTACCGCCCCTGCTGGTCGGAGCAGCAGGACGGGTCGAGATCCATTGGTGTCAGGTGGAGCGCGAGTCTCAGCCCAACTCACCCCGTTCGAAGCGAGATTGCTCGACCTCTTCCGGCAGCTCGACCCGAGCGACCGAACGACGGTCTTCGAACTCGTCGAGCGCCTCGCTGAGGACAACCTTGGGCCGGCTTGGCTGCAGGAGCCGCAGGCGGGGTATCGACATGACGAGTGAGCCGGCCTTCAGCCGCGGGCGAGGCCGCCCACCCATGCGAGGGCGATCGCCTGCTCAAAATGCCCCATCCAGGCATGGGTCTCGGGATAGACGCCGAAGCCGGGATGAATCGAAACGCCGAGCCAGGGAGCGCCAGGCGGCCCATCGGCGAACTCCGGCGCATCGGGCGAGATCGGTACGGGATTGCCGCTGTCGTCGAGCGTGATGGTCGTCTCGACCATCGAGTCCCACAGAGTCCGGGCACCGCGCGATTTCGGTGCGACGCCGATATCGACCAGCGGGATATCGTCGTGGCCCGGCATCAGTTCGGCGAAGGGCGGCGGGATGCGACCGTGGATCACGGCGCGCAGGGTCGGCCCGCGCGTGCCAGCATGCAAGGTCAGGTCCGGGTGCAGGGCCGTCATCGGCGCCGTGCCGCGGTCCAGCGCCACAGGCAGTAGAGCAAGCGCCGCTGCCATCAGCTGCGCCGGTACGGCCGCCGGATCGACACGGTATCGGCGGCCGTCGTTCAGGACGATCTGGGTTATGTAGGACGTTGTTCGAGCTCGAGACTCCATCAGCGCCAGCTCCACTCGGCGCGATCGATGTCTTCGCCCGGTCCGAAGCCGGTGCCGCGCGTGATAGCGGTCGCGGAATCGTAGCCGGCGGCCGCGTCGCAGGTTGCGCGGTGAGCGTTGCCGCGCGCCTCGATATCGGCAACGGCGGCGAAGTCGAGGCTGTCGATCACCTCACCGCAGAACGGCGCGAGAAGTATCCCGCGCTGATTGCCGCGGTAGGCGACGGCGCGATCGAGGCGATGGGCCGGCGGGACGTTGAAGTTGCCGTGGCTGTCCTGCTGCGCCTGGCTCCAGTTGAGGGTCAGCATCCAACCGTTATGGCCGATCTCGCCGGCGGGGGTCGCGGCCAGTGGGATGTAGAAGCGCATGTCGATCTCCTGCCCAACAGTGCGGCGGGGCGCCCGATCGACCGCCTCGGCCGATGTACGAGATCTAAGGCAGATCGACGCGGCACGCAACACTTTTTTGTAGATGCAATAAAGTGTTGATCAGCGAGTTATCTGCATCTACAAGAAACCCATGGACATCGAATTTGACGACGCGAAAGACGCTGCCAACATCGCCAAGCATGGCGTGTCGCTCGCCCGCGCCGTCGACCTCGAGATCCTGAAGTTCGTCGAGAACAGCCGCGAGGAGGACGGCGAGCGCCGCTTTCGCCTGTATGGCCGGCTCGACGGAGTCGCGCATTGCTGCGTCGTGACGCTGCGTGGCGCGGTCGTGCGGGCGATCAGCCTGCGTAAGGCGAATCGAACGGAAAGGAAGCGATATGATCTCTGACCCTGAAAATCCGGAGTGGACCGAAGCGGATTTCGCGAAGGCGAAGGGGCCTGAGGCGCTGCCGGCCGAGCTGCTGGCGGCGTTCCCGAAAACCAAAATGGGGCGCCCGAAGGGTTCCAAGTCCAGCGAGAAAGAGCAGGTCAGCCTGCGCATCGATACGGAAGTCCTGGAGCGGTTCCGGGCCGGTGGGCCGGGCTGGCAGACGCGCATGAACGAGGCGCTGCGCAGGGCGGTGGCGCTCTGACGATCAGGCGGCGGTTTCGAGCTTAATCTTGGTCGTCAGGCCGCCGTCGCCGCCCATATCGTGGGTCACCTCGGCGATCAGCCATTTGCGGGCATCGATCTCGGGCTTCCAGCCTCGCAGGGTGACGCCGCGCTCGGGTGACAGGTCGGGGCGGCCGAGCGCGAGGTCGTACTCGAACTCGGCCGCGCCGCGCTGGATGCGCCGCCACTCGGCGTCGGCCGCATGCTTGGCATCGGCCTCGCTGGCATAGGTGCGCTTCAGGTGCCGGCGCGAGCCGGTGCCGTCGGCGCCGGCTTTGACGGTACGCTTTTTGGCTTGGTCGGGATCGTGCCAGGATGCGCTGACACCGTCGTACTTGTCGCGCTCGACGCGCGTGTAGCGATGGCGATCGCCGTCGCGACGGGTGAGGGTGATGCCGGCGATCGTCGCGCCGCTCGCAGTCCTGCCGGCGCCGATCGGCGCCAGGATCAGCTTGCCGGCCTTGACGGTGGCGACGGCGTCATGGCGGCGGCCGAGGTCGCGGACGAAGGCGATGTCGCTCTTGGCGTGCTGTCCGACGGCGGCGACCGCGATCGATGCGAGCTCGGGCGCGACGCTGGGCTTGAGGCCGTGCTTGCGGGCGACGTCGGCGACGATCGCGCCGATCGTCGTCCCGGTATGGACCTTGTCCTTGCGGATGCGGAGGTCGCCGGCGAGGTCGGCCGAGCGCGCGCGAATCGTGACGATGTCGGGCGGGCCCGAATGCTCCGCCTCGTCGACCTTGAAGCTGCCTTTGTCGACCAGGCCGACAACCACGTCGTCGCCCTGCAGCCAGCCGAGCTTGACGCGGAGCAGGGCGCCCTTCTTCGGAATCGCCAGCTTGCCGTCATGGTCGTGCAGGACCAGGCTGAGATCGTCGGCCGCTTCGCCGCGCTTCTCGGTGATCGACAGGCTGATCAGCCGGGGCGAGAGCTTGTCGGTGAGATCGCGACCCTCGAGCGTGACCTGGAAGGCGGCGATGTTGTTGCGGCGGTGATAGGCGGCGAGGACCGCGGGGGGCGCGCTCGCCATCAGTCGCGCCGCTTGAGGTCGAGGCCGAAATCCGATTTTCGCGGGACGCCCCCGTCGACGAAATACTTGCCGCGGGTGTCGAGGGCCACGATCACGTAATTGCCGAGCACGCGGCCGGTGCCGTCGACGAGCGGCCAGATCTCGCCGGGCGCGGCCATCGCGCGGAGCGTGTCGAGCGCGCCGGCATCGTTGCCGATCTCCGGGACCAGCATCCCCGAAAAGGAGATGTCGTCGGCGCCCGGGCCGAGATATTGCCCGGCGGGCGCGGCGCCGAAGCGTGGCGTCTCGGCATGGCGCCAGTCGCTGCGGCGCTGCATCTCGTCGAAAGCAACGGTCGAAATCTCGAAAACGAAGAGGCCGAGCGCCATCAGCATCGATCAATCGTCCTCGTAATTGGAGCGGCGCGCGGCACCGCGGCGGCGCTCGATCTCGTCGGCGACGCGCCGGGCCAGCGCCGCAGCATCCTCGCCGGGGAGCTGGACGATCTGGATCGTGATGGGCGCGGCGCCGGCGGCGGTGCCGGCGGCCGCGATGGGAGGCGCAGTGGCGGGGCCGGCGGCGATGACCGGGGTAGCAGCGCCGATCGAGACCGCGGTGGTCATCCTGGCGGCGAGCGAGCGGATCCGCTGCACTGGCTCGGCCGCGCCCTTGTCGACGCCGATCGCAAGCCCGCGGGCGATATGGCCGCCGAGGCCCATGAAGACGCGGCTGGGCGAATGGATGCCGAGAACGCCGCGGAACCAGCCGGCGACGCTCTTGCCGATCGAAAGGATGGTCGACTTGATGGCGGCGACCTTGGAGGTGATGCCGTCGACCAATCCCTGGATGATGTTCGCGCCGAACACCTTGAACCGCGTCCACAGGCCCCCGAGCCAGGCGCCGGCCGCCACGAAGGCGGCCTTGATTGTGTCCCAGTGGGTGTAGATCAGATAGGCCGCTATCCCGATCCCGACCGCCAGGGCGAGGACCGGGTTGGACATCATCGCCAGAGTGAGGATGCGGAAGACGGTCGCGCCGACGCGGACCACGCTCCACAGGCCCGTCAGGAGCGGCAGGAGATAACCGAAGCCGGTGATGATCGGACCGACGACGAGCCCCAGGCCGCCGGCGATGACGAGCAAGGCAGATGCGCCGGTGAGGAGGCCGGCAAGGCCGCTCACCAAACCGGGGTTCAGCTTCGCCCAGGCCATGAACCGATCGGCAAGCGTGCCAACTTTCGCCTGCAGGGCATCAAGCGAGGGCGCCAGTGCCGTGCCGAGCGTGACTTTCAGATCCCCCATCTTCGCATCGAAAATCGCCGCCTTGGTGGCGCTGTCGTTCATCCGCTCGGCGAAGTCGGTGGCAACGGTACCCTGCGCCTTGAGCGCATCGGCGCGGATCTTGCGATAGAGGTCCATGTTCTGCAGCAGTGGACGCAGCGCGGCTTGAACCTGCGCGTCGCCAAACAGGCGCGATAGCTGCGACTGATCGCCTTTCGTCGCCTGTTGGGTCAATTCTACGATCGCTTCGATCGGCGACTTGCTTTCCGCCGCCGCCTTTTTCATCGCCGCCGGCAAGTCGATGCCGAATTCCTTGAAGTTCTTGGCGGCGTCCTCCGTATTGATCTTGTTCATCAAGTTGAGGAGGTTGTTCGCCGCCTCGCTGCTCTCGCCAGCGCCCTTACGGGTGATCTGCAGGGCGGCAGCGAGGTCGGCGACCGCGCCGACACCTTTCTGCCCGAGGCCGGATGCGGCCGCGGTCAGCGAGGGGAAGTAGGTCGCCATATCCCTCATTTCGAACGCACCGGCCTTGCCGGCGGCTGCCATGATATCGAGCTGCCTGCCGGCGTCGGCGATCGGCACCTTCAGGTTGTCGATTCCTGCAAAGGTCGCCTTCGAGATGTCGTCGATCTCGGCCTTGTACGCGGTCGCGGCGGTGCCGATCGGCCGAATGAGCTTCATCCCGAGCTTGGGATCGAGGCCGAAGCCGGACAGCGTGTCGACGCCCTTTTGCAGCGCCTGCGGCATCTGGGCGACCTTGGGGCCGAGCGCGAGCAATTCGTCGCCCATCGCGCGCGCCTGAGCACGCGTGAGGTTCGCCTTCTGCGCGATATCGGTCATGCCCGCTTCGAATTCACGGCCGTCATCGGCCAGCGCATTGGCGCCAAGCAGGCCGGCGCTGCCGGTGGCGAGGCTGGCGGCGCCGGCGGCAGTGACATTTCCGCCCAAAGCCTTCAGCTTGTCGGCACGCGCGGCGGTGGCTTCGGCACGCTCGAGCGCAGCCTGTTGCTGCCGCAGCCGCTCGGTCGCTTCGCGCGTGCTGGCGGCGAGGCGCTCCTCGTGGCGGGCCAGATCGGCGACGTCGACGCCGGCGGTGCCCAGGCGGCGGGACAGATCCTGCAGCTCGCGGCCCTGTCCCGCGGTGCGCGTTTCGAGCCGCTCGACCTCGCGTTCCGCGCGCGCGAGGTCGGCGGCCATCTTCTTGGTCGGCGCCGACGTTGCCGCCATCGCCGCGCGCAGTGCTGCCGTCTTCTCCTTCGCCTCGACGAGCGCGGCGGCGTCGGCGCGGAGCCGGTTCTCGAGGCCCTTGTAAGCCGCGATCTGTTGTTGGGTGCGATTGAACGCGCCGAGCTGGGCGCGGGTCGCGGCGACGTCCCGGCTCAGCGCCTTGGTGCCGCCGATGATCTTGCGGATCGCCGGCGACAAACGGTCGAGGCCGGTAAACTTGAGGACGAGCGAGAGCGTGCGATCCACGGGTCAGCCTTTCGCCTTGTGCCGTTCGAGCGCATGCGCGTGCCAGCGCATCAGCTCGTCGATCGACATTCGATCGCAGATCTCGGGGCTGAAGCCGGGGAAGATGACGAACAGGTTCGCCATCACGGCTTCTACGTCGTCGGGAGCAGCGCTCTCTGCGCTTTCGTCAGCAAAAAATCGAAGAGGGCATCCGCGATCTGCATGGTGTCGGCGGGGTCGAGGGCGTCGAATTCGGCGGCGGTGATCATCGGCTCCGATATGCGCGGGATGACCATGCGGACCTGGTCGACGTCCATCTGGCCGAGGAGGCCGAGCTTGGTACCGCGGAGCGCGCCGGTGTCGGGCTTGCGCAGGCGGAGCGATTCGATCTTGGTCTCACCGCGGACGATCGGCTCGTCGAGGGTGAGCGGCTTCGAATAGGTGATTTCGGCCATGGGAGATCCTGTCCGGTTAAGGTGATGAGCGGTCGGGGCGACGATCAGATCAGGCCGAGGGCCATGCGG